CTTGGTGGAATATGGAGAGAACTCTCTGAATTTTTCCCAAAGATTTTTCTTGCTTTTACTAGAAATAAATGAAAGACTATACGCCTTATGAAACTCAAATATCAATTCAATGATGGAGGAAGATTCTTGGCTGGATATAGTGGAGGTGCTGGAGATTGTGTGATTCGTGCCTTGTCTATTGCAACTGGTTCTTCATACAGCAATATGTATGAATTTGTAAATAGAACTGCTCGCTGTTTTGAAAGTCATTCAAAAGTAAAAAGCTCAAACGTCTATGGAATTTATAGCAACTCTGTGAAGGGTATAATGAAAATCTTGAGACTGAAGTGGATTGCCAAAAAGAGCAACGGAATGCTTGTGATCCCAACAAAAGGAACATATATTGTTTCTCTCATCGGACACGTTTGTGCCGTGGTTGACGGAACTATCCATGACACTCATAACACAATCAATCCTATCAACTTAACACTCGCACAAGGATATTGGAAAGTAAAATAATATGAACATGATCGAACTTCTCACAGGAGACAATGCTAGAAGCACAGCAACTTTGTTTGGATTCAAAAACATTGAAAACATCTTTTCTATAAGAGTTTATGGAACTGCCTTCAACGATCTCGATGAGTATTGTAATCTAATTGCAAGAGACTCTAACGGAAACGTAATCGAAGAGAAAAGAATTAACGGATACTAACATGAAAACTATACTAGAAGATATAAAATATATTTGGAATAACATGGAGGCTTGGATGATAATATTAGGTATTCTTTGGTTTTATGTAGGACTCTGTTCTCTAATGGTGATTCTGTCGGTAGCAAGAGGACTATTCAACTTAAAATTTTTTGGACTATTCGTGTAGGGCAAATTACAATTACTCAAATCCCATCCTTTAATTAGGGTGGGATTTTTTTTGTATTTGTATACAGAAGAGGATCGTTTAACAATTTACGAGGCCACAGGTGGTTGAATCCGTAAGATACAAAAAGATATAATGCATCTTACGGATTCTCACTGTTCAGGACCGAATTCGGCCAACCCTCGAGATCCCAGCTGCTATACTTTCCGTAAGATACAAAAAGATTTTTTCATTTTGTTCTTGATATTTTCAGAAATAAATGCGACACTATATGTCTTATGAATAAAACACAAGTTCTGTCAATCGTCCAAGGAACAAGCGGAAGACACATTGCAGTGCATTTTGAATCTGTCAAAAAACCTGCGGCGGCATTCAAAGCTCATTCGCTTCGCAAAGAAGTAAAGGGTGCTTTCCGTGCTGGAATTGATTTTTCAAATCTTTCCGTGGTTAAAGAGGGGATTGCAAATGGTGAACGTGGTGAGGTGCAAAAATTGCCGTGGGGTGAATGGGTGAACTTCCCCTATCAAATTGATCACAAGGATAAATCATATTTCCGATTCTACCTTCCGACTGGTGGAGCTATTCAGCGTCCAAAAGTGGAGTATTTTGTTGACGACAAGGCTGTTGCAAAGGATGAGTTTGCATCCTATCTAACTAATTCCGAACGTGAGAAAATGTATTCGGAAGATCGTGATCCTTGCTTCGTGGTCAATGCTGATAACATCTTCAGCATAGGATAATTTCGTAGTAGGCAAAAATAAGGAGAGAATCCCATCACTCGAAAGGGTGGTGGGATTTTTTTGTATCTTAATATTAACATTAATTAAATATTAACTAAACATTAATTAAATATTATATAAACATTAAGTATCTGGCGGCTGGGTTTGGCCGCTAAAAGTTTTCCGTAAGATACTTTTATAGGATTAGCATCTTACGGATTTCCACTGTACCGGGGCAAGGTCGTCATAGTATATTAAAAATGTATCTTACGGAAAGTGCTGCCCGGAGCCCAGTCGAGCCGGATTTTGGTGCTTCGACCATATTGATTTTTTTTTATTTTTTTCTTGCTTTTACCAGAAATAAATGAGACACTGATTGCCTTATGAAATTCGCAATCAAATCTCAGAGCGGAGTAAACATTCTAAAGCACTGCACTCTCGGCAGAGGCACGACAGAGTCAGAGGCATGGGAAGATGCCTTCGGACCAAAGCCTTGGCACTCGTCTGTCAAGAAGGCGGCGAAGAAGGCATGGGTAACAGAGGTAGATGAAGAGGAGGAATATGAAGACTAAAATCCTCAAAGCAATCGATACTCTAGATAACCTAGCATTCCCTATCATTGGTATGATTGCTGTCTATTCAATCATATCCCTACTACTCATACTAAAAGATTATCTCAATGCACACTAAATAACATTTCATATCATAAGACAATCCCCACTCTTTAATTAGGGTGGGGATTTTTTTTATGCACACTGCTGTAGTCTAACAAAGTGTATAGGCATAACAAAGTGTATAGGCATAACAAAGTGTATAGGCATAACATTAATATTAAGTAAACATTAAGTAAACATTAAGTAAACATTAAGTAAACATTAAGTAAACATTAAGTAAACATTAAGTAAACATTAAGTATCGAACGGCTGGGTCCAACCTCTGGGTCCAGCAGGTGGTTGTTTCCGTAAGATACTTTTATGGTATTCGTATCTTACGGAAACCCACTGTCCGGGTAAACCTTGGTTAAAATTTTATTATGTTTTTTTAAAATACGGTAAAAAAACAGACATCGGTATTCTAGGACCCCGTCTGTAAAAATTTACCACATATGTTTTTATTTAAGGAAAGGGGGGTGTGGGCGATGCCCCCTATACCCCCTATATTTCTCCTATACTGCCATATATGCCCCTTTCTTTACAAATGAATACATTGTTGCTTTATAATTCGTTTTTATATGATAAATATTTTCTATTAAGATATTAGTTATGAAAAATAAAGATCAAATATTACTAGAGGAAGCATATGAATTGATATGTGAAAAGAAAAAAAGGAAAAAGAAAAAGAAAAAAGGTATTAAACATATTCCACAAAATTCTTTATATAGGGGGATTGGATATGGATATGGATATGGATATGGTTTAGGTTATGGTGAAGGTGGGGGCGAAGGTGATGGTGGTGGGGAAGAATAATTTTTAATATATGAAAAACAAAGATCAGATTATCCTTGAGGATATGTATTTAAAGACTCGTAATATTATCAATGAGGATAATAATGATTTGGTATTTGAGTGTGTGGTGGATTTGGATGTTTTGCAACAAAAGAAGGGTGTTTATATTGATTATCCTAAAGAGATACGTGTTAAGTATAGATTAGAATTTGAGTATAAGAGTTGGGGGATTTCTGGAGCAAGTGCTATAGTTTTGGGATTTGAGTCTTTTAATATTACTGTTACAGATGAATTTTTAGATTCTTTGAGTGATGAGGAGAGGGAAGTTAATTCTATTATGGATGATAGTTTTGCGGAGCACAAGAGGGAAATTGAGATAGTATATTCTAAGGATATGCGTGTTGAGTGGGGAAGGATTACTTCTGATAGTTATGGTCAGATAAGACCTAATTCTATTGAATTTTTCTTTGATGATGATTTTAAGGTAGAGTCTATTAATCTTACTTTTTAGATATAATTAAAGGTATGCAAATATATGTTCAAAAATTATCGGATCCTTTGGGGGAATGGTCTTTAGATGTTGATCCTTCTGATTCTATTCAAGGAGTTAAACAAAAAATTCAAGACGAAGAGCTTCCAACTGTTTATGATTATTTAAAAATCAAATTGTTCTATAACAGTGTTGAGCTTTTTAATGAGAGTACCTTATCAGACTATAACATTCAGAAATTCAGTCATTTGACTGCTATATATAAGGTTCCAGGGCGATCTGTTTTATATATGTCTTAAAAGTTTATATCCATATATACTTAGGTGAAAAATAAGTATTGATATGACAAAGAAAACAAATTGGAACTCTCGCATGAAGGGGAGTTCTAGTGATAAGCCAACAAGGAAAAAGAATCAAGGATTTATTACCTCATCATTTAGGGTTGAGGAGGTATTGGATGAGAGTGGGGAAGTGTTGGAAGATACTGTTATTAAGTTTATATTTGGGGGACTTATAATATATTTGAGTATTGCAAATGCAATTAAGATGAATATTGATTTGGATAAGATATTGAAATTTAAGAAGTAATATTAATCTTCAATGATTTGTTCTATTTTACAATTATTAAAAACCTCATCTAGTCTTTCCATTGGATATAGTTTGTCTTTTGGTAGGTAATAGTTATTAATATTAAGAGAGGAGAAAACTTTTTTGGGTTGTTCTTTCATTATCTTTTTTGTTGTCCAGCCAAGGAAGTTTATATTATCCTCTGAGAGAAATTCTGCTAGAATGAGAATATCCGAACATTTATTGATTTCCCATTCTTTTACTAGGAGATTAAATGCTTTTTGATATGTTTTAACATCAAGGGTAACAATCTTCTTATCGTCTATTTTGATTTTGAAATCTATATGATTGTCTCCTTTGGGACGGAATTTGAGATCGGGTTTTAAATTATATCTTTTTCCAAGGGCGATTTCACCAGAGAGTCCTATTGTCTGTTCTCTGTATTTGTCATCTTTATAATATCTTTTTCCCTTTAGAGAATTTTCGGAATTGGGTTTATCTTTTCTATGGAGGTCTTGTCTTTCCTCGGCAATTTGTCTTGTGTTAGATTTTTGAATCATAGTAGATTTTTAAATATTTGTTCTAATACATTTACTGTTATAGTATTACCCATCTGTCTATAAGTATGTCTGTCTTTGGAATGAATAACAAATGTATCTGGAAATCCTTGAAGTCGAGCACATTCTCTTGGTGTAAACTTTCTTATAGTCTTACCATCTGGATATATAAATCCATGAATATCAATTAGATTTTGACAAAATATAGTTCCTTCATATCTAATTTTCTTTCTACCGAATTTTGTCTTTTTGTTTGCTTGTTTAACTTCTCCAAATAACTTTTCTATTTTAAAATTTTCTTGTTCTCTATGACAAACATTTATCATCTCTTCTGCAATTTGTTCTGATACAAAGTATTTGCTATCTGGAGATTGTTCTAAAATGTCTATGAAGTGTGATTGTTTTTCTATAAAACAAAAGTTATTTGGATTCTTATTAAGGTCTTTTCTAATTCCAATTCCAAAAACACGTTCCCTATTATGTGCAACTCCGAAGTTTTTTGAGTTTAGTATATAGGAATGAAAATTATAATTTTTTTCTATTCTTTCTTTTATTTGAGAATAAAAAGCACTAAACTTGTTATGTAGTAATCCTTTAACATTTTCAAACATGATATAATCGGGTAGAAGTTTATCGATAATATCTAGAGAATAGTTTACTAATAGACTTCTACCCTTGGAAAGATCTTGATTTCCAATAGAACTGACATCTTGGCAAGGAAATCCAAATACATATAAATCAACAGATTCTAGTTTATTTATATCTATTTTAGTAATATCATCATACCATACTTCGCAGGTATGATTTTTCATATAAGTTTCCTTTGCAAACTTATCAATATCACATGCCCATTTTACAACATGTGGTATATTAATATTTTTGAGTGCTTGCTCTGGAGAACCAATTCCGCTAAATGTTGTTCCTACTCGTAGTGTTTTCATATTTTATATCTTCCACCAATTTGGGACATTACCATTCTTTTCCCACTTTGCAAATTCTTTTTTATCTTTGAGGTAATATGTTCTATATGCCTTTACTGGATCGATGTTTTTATATTCTTCTGGCATTGCCTGTGAGGTAAATACTATTATGAATAATAAAAGACAATGTACTATATGTCAAAATATATTTCCAGCAACTACTGAATATTTTCATAAATCTAATACCTCCAAATGCGGACTTCATAGTAGATGTAAATCATGTAAGCAATTATTAGAAACGGAAAGAAGAAAGAAAAATCCAGAAAAAGCATTATTAAAAGACAAATTTTTTAGAGAAAAATATAAAGACAAAAGATTATCTTATATAAAAGATTACGCTCAAAAAAATAAAAAAAGATTAAACGAAAAAAGAAAAAAGAGATACCATAATGATCCAAAATATAAAATTAAACAAATATTGAGAGGTAGATTTTATGGCGTTATTATTAAAAAATACCAATCTTCTATGGAGTTTGGATGCTCTATTGAAGAGTTATGTTTATACATAGAATCAAAATTTTCAAATGGAATGTCATGGGAAAACCATGGAGAATGGCATATAGACCATATCAAACCCTGTTGTGCTTTTGATCTTACTGATCCAGAACAACAAAGAGAGTGTTTTCATTATTCTAATCTTCAACCATTGTGGGCTGTTGATAATTTGAAGAAAAACGGGAAATACCCTCAATAAACCAAGATGGTGTGGGTCGTCCTTTTTCCCATTTTGCAAAATTTGATTTTTCTTTAATATAATAAGTTCTATATGACTCTACTACATTTTTTGATTTATATTGATCAGGCATAGCACAAGGTTGATCTGTAAACTTCCCATCTGGAATAAGATAATCCATATTACATAATTTTTCAATTCCCTTCTGACATGAATGAATTTTACAATACCTTCTTGTATATTCATTACAAAGCTCAAGAGCATGAATAGACGCCCATTCATAATTTTTCTT